AGAGCGTCACATTTGCTAGTGTAGCTTTCCTCATGTTCGATATAGCTGATACCTGCAAGTTCACACTTGTATCTAAGGCAGCTTCTCAACCTCGCAAAAGGGATGAATGTAAACTTCTGATTGTTTACTCCGCCCATATTGACGGATTGCTTCCATCCTTTGTTGTAGCCTACAGCAAGAGTGCCTATATGGTGTGATACAAGATAATCAACGATACGCCTGCTTGTCTTGTGCATCGCATCATTCATAAACCGTTCACGTTTCTCATACATCTTTCTCATTCTGTTTGTCAGTTTCTCTATTCCCTGCCTGTCCTTTATGGATTGCAGCATGGATAATGTTTTGTTAAACCATCTGTTGTATGACTTGACAACCTTGCCGGAAAACAGCAGCGCATTGCATCCGCATACCAGCGTGGCAAGGTTGTTCACACCCAAGTCTATTGAAGCCATACCAGTACCGACATTATCCGAACAGACACAATCATATACAACCTCCACGGTCATGTATGTACGTTTTGGAATTATCCTAACCTGTTTGAACCGTTCGATTCTGTCCTTGTACTTCTCCCATTGCGGAACGGGTATTTTCAAGTCACGGTCAAGTATTATATACCCGTCATGTATCTTGCACGACTGGTTGGTATATATCGCATTGCTCATCCCACCACGTTTGTGATAGCATGGCAGTTCGGGCTTACCGTTATACTTCCCCAGATTCTTCGCCCAATCCTTTACTGCCTTGACATATCCCTTCATTGCCTTGTCAAGCACACGTAATGTCTGTTGGGCTACGTGTGATTTCACAAGCCTGTAATTCACCGTACCTTCAAGGTTGGTGACATTTTTCATTATCCTGTCCAAGTCAGGATAGAACAGCCACCTGTCGTTATCCTTCAACTCGTTACGAATGATATACAACGCCTGGTTGTACAGGTTGTTCGTAACACGGCAGATAGCGCAAAGCCTGTCAGAATGGTTGATGTCAAATTTATAAACTAATTGCATATTAGCCAGTATTATGTTTTGCCAGTAAAAAGGAGAACAGGGAAGCCGTACTGACTTCGGCTTGTCGGAAGGTAGCTACTCCGTTCCTATCCCTGTATGGTGCAAATGTAATACTATATAATGACATTGGGAAATATTATATGTTAAATTTTTGTAATGGTTTTCATTTGTTCATTAATGCCTACCAGAAATATCATAAGTACCGTAACCATTTCCAAAATAGCCCCTTCCTACATAAGTACCATCCTGATTAAACTTAGCGTAAGTAGGTCTTATCATAGGATACCATCTACCATCCACTTTCACCTGAACAAGTTCCCATGTGCCGATAATAGCATCCTTGTATTCATCATCCTTATCATTGGAACAACTACACAACCCCAATAATACTATTGAAGAATATGACTATCCTCATAATTCCCCAAACAACATGCTGCCACGCCTTCGAGAAACTAATACTAATTTATTAACAGTTACAGTTGTCTTACAACCGTGAACCTTATTCCAATTTATATCTCTTAATGAAGCAAAACCATTACTGCTTCCACTAATGAAACAAACAACACTATTGAACTTAACCTTGTCAAATCTAGTAAATATAATACCATGTTTTGAAGGTTTACCACCGTTAAGCCAATAAGGAGCACTAGCACTTCTTCTTACACCGCCTTTGCTGAATTTCTGTACATGCAATATCCTACTATGCCTAGGTATGAACCTTATTAAATGACGATTGCAAAGCCTACTTGTATTAAGATTACCAGCTATGCAATAAGCATCGTTGTAATGCTCCTTAGACAAGCCTAACTTAATCCTCTTGTACTTAGTAATATAACCATAAGTAATATTCACATTGCTGAACCTACTCTTCAGTTCTTCATACAAGAACCACCTCATCGTACTCATTGCACTCGCATCCCTAAATGACTTTCCACGATTAACATTCAATGTTATTTCACCTGAATGGTACTTTTCATGACAAGTCTTGCAAAGTGTAACCAAGTTGTTAGGAGCATTGCCACCTGTTTTCCTGCTCTCAATATGATGAACCTGCAATACATCATCCTTGCTTTTCCCCTTGCAATGTTGACAAATGTGATTGTCCCTGAACAATACATATTCCCTTACATTATAAGAATCAAGTTGTTCCCCCATCTGATATTCAGATCTTTTAATGTCTGGATTTTTAATCTTCTGCATGTCAAATGCAACCACCTCCACATTAACCTGTTTCACAGGTAACAATTTGTGGATTAAACTGACAATCCTTACATGTGAGTCAATCTTTTGTCTGATTGAGGGTGCGATCCACCCTTCTTTAATCCTTCTGTTGTCAAACCTTGGTTTCCTGTATCTTGTCTTTCTGTACCTTCTGTTTCTTCTTAATGACTTTCTGTCAGAAAGTAGTTTAACAATGTCATTTCTTAGTTCGGCATTTGCCGAGAACAGTTCTTTCTTATTGGTTGTTGCAGAAATTCCTATATGTTTGCTTCCACAGTCAATTCCAATTGTTATGTGCTGTTTGTATCCATAGCTTCCATTTATCAGTTTAATGGTAAACACGTCCTTTCTGTATATGACAGCCCTTCCCTGTTTCAAGAGAAGTCTTGCTTTTCTCTCTGAGCATGGCATTACTGGTTCATTATTTTTATTAAGGACATATACCATAAGTTTATTAGTTTTTCTTCAGTTAAGTTATTCCATTGTATATCTCTAATTTTTAAGTATTACGGCAGCTAAAATAAAGCTGCCCAGGACTTCTCCCGTAAGTTACCCATCGCCAATGTTATGAAATGGTTTCAGTTGTCAGCAACACCGTTCCTTTAGGTTCTGTTTAATCACTGACCGAAGAGGTTGGGACTTGGATAAACATCCCAACGTTCCTATACATTCATTTCTAACGTAGCACAGGTACAACCTGTGCTTAGGCTAATCTGCTTACCCATAAATCACCCTTTGGGGATAATTGCGGATAGTCAAATTTGTATGACCAAAACCTCCGTCTCCCCTATCCGTTGAATCAAGGCTTTCAACCTCAGCAAATTCAACCTCAATATAATTACTGAAAAGAAGCTGAGCAATCCTCTCCTTGGCGGCAATATAGAAAGGCTCTTTCTCAAAACTCTTCACTATAACACCGATACAACCAGTATAGTCACAATCAATAACACCATCCAACACATCAGCGTCATGGTACTTCCCGTCAACACCAATAATACCTTTCAGGGAAAATCCGCTTCTCGGCTTGATAATAGCCTTCATATTTGATGGCATCTGAATGGCTATACCAAGTTTAATCAGATTACGACCTTTTCTTATCAACGTGTTGTCAGGAACATACAAATCATACCCGGCAGCACCATCAGTTTTTTTTTCGGGAAGAACTGCATCCCGTCTTAATTTTACAAATTTTACTTGATTCATTTTTTATTTCCTTTTCTCTTTAAATCATACATAGCGCATTCCCTGCTTCTGTAAATCTTGCTTGCAGGATAAATCACATCATTAACAATAACAAAGCCGACAACAGGATCTGTAATGGGAACAACTTCACCATCAACAATAGTAAAATTATTCTCGGATAAAAGCCTTCTCATGGCAGCAATCTGTTCGAGAGTAGCCTTTGAGATATCATAGTTGTTAGAAAAGTTAAACTCTAAATTACAGATAAGAACATTCTTGTCCTTATATAAGAAATTAGCTTTCAAACCACCAGTATTAATAAATACATAATCTATTAAATCTCCTGTCCTGCTTTTAGCAAACAGGAAATCTCCTTTCTTGAAATCGTCAATCTTTACCAACTCGTAAGTACAATCGTCAATCTTATTCAATCTATACCCATTAGGCAGTTTTATTACACTTGAATCCGTATTACCCATTGTGTTCCTCCGTATTTAATCTGAATGCAGCTTCCCTAGCCTCATCCTTAGTCCTATACAACTCTATTTTTTCAAACATACGACCATCATCACAGTCATACGTACACAAGGTGACAGCCCACATATTACCACGCGGAGAATAGAAATACCTACCGTAATCCTTTCCCATCACCTTACCGTCAATCCTTATCTCTCCTTTAGGCATGCTTATTCTTATAAATTTTCCTCATTTCATCTATTAAATTAGAAAAAGATTTTATATACCCCATATCTATAGCAAACGATAAAGATTTTTGCAAATCATCCAATTCTTTTAATTGTTCCTGAGTAGCTGTATTTCTTATCATTGTTTCATGGACACCAAAAACAATATAATTCAATCCTTTTGCTATGATACGGTAATCCACATCATCAAACTTAGATGCCGAACGACATAAATCATTATATCTATCACCAGCTTCAATACGATTAATAATCAAATTATCTGTCAACCACATTATAACAGTAGCATATATTTCAGGGTTAAGTTCAAGAGCAATAAGAACCCAAATATAAGGATTACAGGAAACATGTCTATTGTTACGAGCACCAAGAGTCTTATAAACACCATACTTCTTTAAAACCTTAACCAAGGAACTTTTATTAACCTCATCAATAAAAGCAGTAAATCCTGTTTTTATAATTCCCTGTTTATTAAGGATATAATATATACGCTCAGAAGACGAATTGTTAGATAATATATTTTCAACCCTCTTCTCATTCCATCCTTTTTCAATTCTAGCCCTAGTATATGCCTCCTGCAAATCAGTTATAGATAAAAATTGATTTTTGGTATCTTGTCTAATAGTTACCCCAAATAATTTTCTGTCATTAGACATCATTGTAACGTTTGTTTTCATATTAATATAATTTAATTTAGTGCAAATATACTAAATAAAATTATATCATCAAATATTTTACTAGGATTTATTTCCTCACCCCAAACTTTTTCCTAAACTCATCAGCAGAACACGCTATGCGCTGACCAAGTTGGTCCACATACAAAACATCATCTTTAATCATTCGGTCATTCTCACTAAGCATGTGGATAATACTGTCAACGACACACTCTTTGCCGCTACCTAATTCAACATACTTATTACCCATGACAATGCAGTCTTTTTCCTTCAAAGGAACAATACGTTCAATCTTGCCTTCGCGATATTTTTTCAGCTTTTCAAAGAACTCACGGTGCATGACACGCTCATTCTCATCCATCACATGATAAAATTCACAGCAAATACCGTGAACATTATCCACTGTATTAATCTCATCAAGGTTGTCAATCACATTCTGCAATGCGTCAAAGAAATTCACATCATGCTCATCCAATACTTCTTCTATCATTCTATCAATGGAAGAAATAGCCGCGTTCTTGAAATCAATATCATCACAACTAAATCCCAAAGAGATATAATTACGCAATGAAAGAAGATTTTCCTTAAAATCAATTCCTACTTGAATATCCATTCTCTAAATTGTTTAACATTAATACTATTAAAATTATTAATAACAGCATCTCCGATATCATCGTTATGCTTCAATCCAAAAGACAGGATAGGGTGTTCCCACCATCTCGCCACACGTCCTTTGTCACCCCACAAAGATATAGCTTTATTATCAAAGTCGGGGAACAAAATAACATTTTTTGGCAATTTATTTCCAATCTGGTTCATTCCGCCACAAGCTATCCATATAAAACCGTTACCAAAAGCCATAGAAGCTATTATGGCGGTTTTTTCCGATTCAACCATACAAGTTATCGCATCGCTGCAATAATCCCCTAAAAACGGCTTAAAATAACCACGATAAGTAAACCCTTCTCCCGTAGTAAACTTCCTGAAAGCATGGGTTTCCTTCTTCCTGTGACCGTTCGCCCCATATCTTATCCTGTTGTCATGGCACACGTTACCATCCTTATCAGAATACCAGAACACAGCGGATTCCTTTCCAAGACATCCTACCTTATACCTTGAAAATACATCATTCACGGAATCAACACCGAAAACGCCTGAAAGGTACTCGTACAGGTTATTACCCTTCCAATGCCCGGCATCGCTAAGCCTGTCAACATACTTCATATCAACAAACCTTGATTCCTGCTTCCCCGAATCATACTCCCTCTCGTAGAAATCCTTCAAACTCATCCTGCAACCGTCCGGGCTTGACAGAATCCTAAAAGCATCAGAAGCACTACTGCAACCGGGAAGATAAGACACGAGAAAGTCAAACAGGTTGACAGAATCACCTCCCTGCTCGGTAACGGTGATACTGCCCGACTTGTTCATATAGAAAACCAGCTTATCCTTCCTGCTATGGCTCTCCAGATTTATCCGGGCAGGCAATGTCCACCGCTTACCCCTACGCCTTAAAGGAAGCCCAAGCACCGTGTCAAGATTGGCAAATATATACTCATAATCAATAGAACCCATGCTACTTAAAATTACGCCATCCCTGTTTCATATCCCTAAAGAAATCGCTCAACGTATAACGATAATCATTAGGATATCCTAGAAAATCAGAAAGGCATGAAACATATCCACTAGGCTTACGTCCACTCGTCCATCGGTACACCATTTCGGCAGGAACCATAATCACAAGAAGAACAAATACAATGTCAACGTATATGAGAAACATGACAAAACGAACAAAACACCTCATAATCATTCCTCCACATCCCCTAAAAGAAGTTTCTTTGCATAACGCAACGCAAACTCCCAATTGTAATAAAACGTACCTAGCAAATCAAAGAACAGGCTATACACGGCATCCTTGTCACCATCGGGAACGGAATACATGATATCATCCATCATACGGATATCATCACTAAACCTGGCATTCTTTGTCGTATAACGCCACAAACCGCCAACGGCAAGTATCTTGGCGTGTTCATAAACATGACCGTCAATGGAATATACATCACAAACGTAATCATTAAACCAATCCTCATTGTCAAGCACACCACTAACAGGACTTGCCGACAAAATCATATTAACAAACACACCAAAATGACAATACTGCTCTATCTTACCCGAATCATTGTCAAACTCAACCTTAAAAGCATCCTTGCCGCTCTCATTAATACTGCAAACCATGTCACTCACGTAAAGCGTCTTTAACCACTGGCTGAAATTATACCTTTTCAAACCAGTCCTGTTACGAGCTTCATTTATCGCACACTGGGTATCAGACACACATACATACCAATCAGAAGTAACACGAATACTTCTATCAAATAAAACAATCTCTTTATTATCCATATACAATAAAATTTTTCAGCAAAAATACATATTAAAGTAATATGGTAAAAACAATAACGGTTAAACAATATTAAATCCGCACATTATCTGATAGCTTAAAGAGTGCTTCCTCATCGGTGAATAGAGGTGCTTCGTTGCCATAAATAGCGTTCATCTCGTCTGCAAACTGCATTGCTTCACGGTTAAACTCTTCGGAAAGCTCAATTTGGCTCACGGGAGAAAATGACACTAAAAATACTCCACGATCTTCTTTGTACTCCAATTTCACTTGAAGCCAATTATACTTCATAGTCATACTAGACAACCAAGCACACAATTCACTTTTTATACTTCCTCTATTCATGATATACCAAAACAAACTACCATTAAAACGGCAAATCCTCCTTCATTATATCATCAGCCTGTTGCAGAAGGTATTCGTCAGGATTATACTTCCGTCTTAGGACAACCTGAAACAGCCTGTTCCTGTTCTCATCCCACGCGGAAGTGACGGAATAGCCTTCCTGGCGTATCATGTCAACCATCTTTCTCTTGCTGTAAGGTCTAACGCCACAGTCATTGCAGTATGCTATGTATTTCACATACAGGTCACGGTCACGGATAGCCGATTCCTCAATATCTCCCGAAGAATCATACCCCGAATCGTAAAGATAGGACAGTACACTGTTGGAATCACGTCTTGCATTCTCCGTAACGGATTCTATCGTATAACTTCTCGTAAACTCACCCTTGTTCTTAACAAACCGTCTTGCACCCTCTATTATCCAGTTGATGATAGCTGCTGATTCCTTTGACAGCTTCAACGGAAGCGACCTGTCCTGTTCCGATTCCTTGAACACACGATAAAACGGAATGACAAGGGAGCGTCTGAAATGACCGTAAGTCTGGTCCGAAACAGAAGGCATCTTGTTAAGATTGGCCATGAAAGGCGGCATCATGTCGGCAAGGAAAGGCTCACCGAACGGAAGGCGCGCCATAGTAGGCTCACCGGATATGAACTTCTTATACTTGCCACCGCTCACATCCTTCCCACCCATCTCGGAAGCGTAGTTGAGCAGCTTGCCGTTTATCATAGCTATATTGTACTCGCAAGTAGACTTGTCACCCGACAGGTCAGCCATCTCCATATAAGAAACATTATCCTTCCCTAGCGCGTTGACAACAGCGTCAAAGAACACCGACTTACCGTTACTACCACAACCGAGAAGGTAACACATCTTCTCCATCTTGATCTTCTTCCTGTCAACAAAGGCACACCCCACAAACTCCTGCAAGGCATCCTGGGTGTCCTTCACAGGAATCACATCGTCCAAAAACTTCTCCCACAACGGGCTGCGCGCCAACGGGTCATAATTGATATTGATACGTATGCACGATTCTATCATGGGCGAGAAATCGAACGTTTCCATCGTTTCCGTGTCAAGGACACAATTGTCAAACGTGATGAAGTTACGCTTGGGATTGAATATCTCATGCGTCACGTTCTTCACAATGGTACGGTAGAAACGCTCGCTCGTATCGGTCATGTACAGTTCGCTAAGACCGTTTATGCGGCACAAATCCATACACAGGCGCATCAGATCCTCCTTCATCATGGGAACGAATATCTTACCGTCAAAAGCCATGATGGAACCGCTCCTGTGGCGTCTGAAATTGCACTCCCTGCATGCATCAGCTATATCCATCTCGACCATAGCGGATATGGAACGCTTCCACTCGCCTTCATCCCTTGCTTTACGGAAGCCACGACCACCACCCTTGTCCGCCAGCTTGCCCATAACGGAATCAAGGATGTATTCATAAGAAGCCTTTGCAGATTCAGCGACAGTCATTTTCCCCTCCTTTCTCTACCGATCCTACCGATTCTACCGATTTCTCCCGGTCCACAACCTTCCCGAACATTACAACGGGATACAGGTCATAATCGTCCGTTGATATGTCAGGGCGTGCGTCCATATCATCAAGCGAAGAATACACGTCCGCGATGTGCTCCAGCTTCCGGCACACGATGGAATCACGTCTTATCCCGTAATACTCTATAAGGTCAGCCATGTACTGTATGGTAATGTCCTTGAACCATGTGAACGCATCGTCACGTGTCTTTGCACCGTCACAGCAGGTATTGAACGTGTACCCGAAACGCCTCATCTTCACGAAGTAGCTGTTCCGCCACAACGACACCGACTTGTCCATCTCGCTCCCTGCATTGCGTATGGCGGTGACGATGCTTCCCGGCATGAGCGCGCACCGTGAAACGCGAGCGGCGGAAGGCTTCCCGTTCGCCCCGGTCCCATCCACCATATCCACATCGGGCACGAACCTTAGATCATCCACGCTCCTTCCGCCCACAACGGACGTGTCATGCCGCATAAGATAGTCGGCATCCACGATATGACCGTACTGCCTTACCTGGCCCTCACACCACGAAGCAAATCTCCTTAACGACCGTTTCCACTCGGAAGGAAGCACATACCCGTACCTTGCACATATCTCCGCTATATGCTTCCTCTCCTTCTCCCATTTTCTCTTCATCTTCCTCTCGTATTCCAGCACTTCACCTTCCACGCTGACACCAGCGACCTGTGCAGCCATAGACTTTGCAGTTAAAGGTACGGGCACGCGTTTTATGAATGACGCTTCCGACACAAGAACCGTCCTAGTACCGTCCTTCAACGGCTCGTCAAGTTTGAGGAAACACTGTCTGTCCGCAACGTTAACGAGCGTAACCCATCCGAACAGCCGTGTCTGAACCCTCATGCCCTTGTACCAACGCTCCCTATCGGGCATTGCATCGGACAGGCAAATGACACGCCTTGATTCGGGCAACCTAAGTTTAATCTCTATTTCTTCTTCCATATTTTACCTGATTTTACCTGCAAATATAGCGCAAAAAACAATACGAAAACTAGTAGTTAAATTAATTAACTACAAATGTTTATGTGATTAACAAATGCGTGTCAAGGAAGATAGTTTATCTTTCTTGACACAAGATTTTTTACTTTCACGTCCACAGTATTCTTTGAACAGGAAAAGTAAAAAATGTTGATTGTTGCTATTTTTTACTTTTGTCATAATTTTTCTCATTTTAGTTAAAATGATTTAACTATAATTTTTTATTTATATATTATTTTCTACGTTAAGAAATGTAAAATTGACTTAATTTAACATAAAATAAAAAATCTCAACACCGATAGTTGCATATGCAACTAATTGATTCGGGAAAATTCGTAAAAAACCTACGAAATTCGTTGTTTTTTCGTAGACTTCGTAAACTCTTCGTTTTTCAACACTTGTCAAAAAACTCGCGCAAATTAGAGGATAAGTTACTGAAAACAAGATGTTTAGCCTTGTCAAAAAAAATTGAATCGTTAATCGTAAAAATTTCACTCTCTATTAATTTGTATATTAAATGTTAAAGGTAATATATTTATACAATATATACATACACGTACACCTTACATACTCTATTACAATACATATACATACACAATACATACACAACACATACACATACAGACCAAAACTGCATACGTAATTTAGTATAGATACATATCAAAACGACGAAATCAACGAAGAATACTGTAAACCAATAACTTATACTGCAAAAAAAGACATAAAAAATGCAACCATACCTACGAAACACACCAAAAAACCTACGATTTTCGTAACTTTTTATGTAAAGATTTATCCGATTTTGTTGAAAACTACCGAAAATACACCTCCAAAACGCAAAATCAGCCATACAGGCAAAATTTGGGAAAAAAAAATTTTCAGAAAAAAATTTATCGGAAGCGACACACCCACATAGAAAACTCTAGAAAAGGGGGTATGCCACTGATTTACAGGTAGTTACGTACGTTTATCTATCCCGTTTTTCAACGTTTGTAAATAAAAATAAATTCTTTTCTACGACAATCGAATTTCGAAATCTTTACAAATAAAATATCTTTACAAGTGACTTCTACGAAGATTTCGTAATTCCCTCACGTTCAGACACTTACAAACAGATTTAACACAAATTAACATTGAAAAATATTGAAATTAAACATAATATTAAGCTAAAATAGGTCTTGCATGGTCGGATCTATTAATATTATGCAATATTAATTTAAAATATGTATATAAACTGTATTGATTTTGGAAAAAACGAGCTTAATTTATAATGAATGTTAATGAAATATACAAGGTAAATAAGTTTGTTGTATGTTTGCAGTGTCGGAAGGACAAAGCGATATATGACATATTGAAACAGCTTGCCACGGTGAGAGCGTGGTACAGATCCGCAAACAGGAAATAAGCGGAATATTAAATAGCGGTGCAGCTAGCCACGATGCAGAAGTACGGGTATCCTTGATAATGGAGATAGGAACTTAGTGCAATATGCGAATAGCTTTCCTAATACAATATAATGTATGTGCGTGTGTATCCTATACGTAAGTCTTAATACTTGTCTGTTAGTCACGGTTGGTATATATAAGCCGTAAAAACATACATACGTGCATACTGTAATGTAGCTACCACCCTGTTTTTGTGGTTGGTAACGGTTACAAGCCCGTATAGATACAGAGTACAGTATATAAACTTAATACATTATATATGGAAGCAAAGAGGATCTCACAAAGAGCGGTTAAAAACATGATTAACGGCAACACTGCATTGCTGCATATCGGTAACTTTGATACGGGGAAACGTACCAATTTAAAGCGCGCGGTTAGCGAATGTGTATATACTAGTCGGTTGTATTATAATAAGGAATTGCAATCGGATAACGAAAAGATAGAATACTTAGTATATAGTCAACCTTATAGGGTGTTTAAAGTAGAACTATATGAAACACATATTGCAGCGTTTAACGAATACACTGAGTACCACATTAATTTTGACGATACAAGCAAGTATTACACATTGGTTATAAGTGGCATGCAGTTTTTGATCGTGTCAGATTTAGGGTGGTGTAATATCTACCAGGTGTTTGATAGCGTGGTGGAAGAACTGGATAAAGATCCTTTGTTTAAAGAAATTAAACAAAGCGGCGTAATAACAAAGGATCAGATACAGACATTAAAAAAACGCTCAAACGACTTGCGGCGTAATGTTATTAATTACAATTGGATGGATCGTGTTGGGAACGGATACGGTATACCGTTGACGGAGGAACAAGGCGCTAAGGAACTAGACTGGATAAAGTCTTTTGTCGGAAAAAATATATATCGTTATAAAGATATAGAGATCATAAAAAATGCATCTCCATCTGATTTTGTTTTTAAAGGCTTCTATAATAACGGTATAGGGAATTGGTGTAATTACTTGCCAATATACGAAATAAACGGTATAGAATATGTACCAATGTCACAACCCTATATAATTGGAAGATATGAGTAAAAAATACAAACTTACTGTAGAGTTACGCGCGGGACATGGGAAATAATTATTAACAATTAAATATTACAATTATGGAAAGATACGATTATTTAAGAGCAATTAAAGAGGACGTTTTAAACTATATCAACGAAAACAATATAGTAGTAACCTCCGAAAATAGGGACGAAGTGGAACAGGATCTTAATGATACACTGTTTACATATGATAGCGTAACAGGGAACGCGTCAGGGTCTTATACGTTTAACACGTGGACGGCTGAGGAATACCTGTGTCACAATTGGGAACTGTTAGGGGGAAGCGTTAACAGAGTTCGGGTGCGATATGAGCTATTTAGAGAAAGGTGCAGAAGCGTGCGACGTTACAATACGCTGTTATCTGTTAGGGCAAGCAATTTCTGAAGTATTGGACGAAATAGAAACAGAAGAAGAAGAATAAAACGCGCATACGCAAGAAAGTCACTGTATCGAAAGACCTCTTGTAAATTAATGGTTTTAAAAACGAATAACGAACAATTAAAAAAATACTTACAATTATGAAAGCAAAGAATTTATCTTACAATGTGACAAAATATTACGTAGAAAACGGAATAATCTACAAAATGAACGTGCGTATAAGTTTGGGTGACTGTTGCAAAAATGGTGTATGTGATTGGAGTATCACGGCCGACATTTACGAAAAACGTAGGAACGGGCGTTTCGTTTTGTGTGCTAGTGATTGTTGTCACGAAGAAATATTAAAGTGTTTTCCACAGTTTAAAACGTTTATTGATCTACATTTGTGCAACCATTACGGGCAACCAATGTATCCCGTTGAAAATGGAGTATATCACCTTGTAAACAGCGATAAAAAAAAGGCTATAAACTACCTACGTATCACTGAAACAGAATACGATATACTACGTGATAGTGTGGAAGATAAGGAGTACTTTAAATACCTACTATACACCCTAGGAATTGTAGACCGTTGGAAGCAAGAAAGTTTGAAAGCTATAAAGCAATTGGAAGCATTGACGGGTAACACATGGGAAAACCCGTATAAACCCGAAAATGAACATTTTGCATTAAAATTGACGGACGAAGAACGTACACTAACTGAAAACAGAATCAAAGACGGATATTATACTAGTGAAGCCATACAGGCACGGGAAGACCAGAAAAAACGTGAAGAATACGAGAAGAAACGCAATGAAATAATTGCAGACTATGAAAAAGAAATACAAAAAGCGGAAAACAGGAAGCTAGTTAGGTTAGCAGTTCTTGACACCGGGATTCCTCTTAAAAACGTGATATACTACAATCATACCAATGAACTTGCATTTAATTGGAATGATTACGAAGAAAAAGTAACACAAGAACAATTTGACAAATTTGTAAATACAGTTGACAAAAATAAACTTCCTAAAAATATAACCTTTAAATTAAAATAATAATGAGAACGTTTTTTGCACAAGTGGAAACAAGGTATCGGGCTATTAAAAATTGCCCGTTTACCCAGGCACGTGTTGTCAAGGTTTTTGGCGGTTATATGTGTTTTGAAAGTGATAATGATTATAGAGTTTGGAAAAATCAAAAGTAAATAACTATGATCGAAACATTAATACTATTAGGTTGCCTATACTTGTCTATACGGGTAACTGATTATATCGAAAAACAGAAACAAAACAATAACAATTAAAAACGTAACATTATGGAAAGAAGAAACTACGTACCCAATTTGCTTGCAATGTATATACGCAATACGCGGGAAATATACGATATTACGGCATGGTTGCAAGATACCCTAATCAAAAAAATAAACAAGGGCGTGCAGCCACAGGTAGAACACCTTGCAAATTGTAGCACAATGAAAACCATAATCAGGGAAGCCGCCAAACTGTTATACAAGTATGACGGAATAACACCCACAAAACAGGAAAAACAGGAAGCGGCCCGGGAACATGCTAAATATATCCTTGATAGTGTGCAATACTTCATTCAAAACGCCAATAGAGGGTAAAATAAAGCCCTATATTAAAAGATCTAAAACAATACCGATATATCACCCATAAAAACAAAAACATTATGATACAGGTAACAGTAAAAAACAGCAAAACAGGTAGCCAATATATTTGTAAATCGGCCTCAAAAACGGTAAAGGATATAGCATATAAACACATAAGTTATTATTTCGTATGCAGACATAAAGATCACCCGTTTTTTAAACAGTTTTACCACGGTCCAAAAGGTATATATATAGATTCGCCGCGGTACAAAGAAATAGAAGCCCTAGAAAAACCTATCTGGAATACACCAATATACAAATTGCTAGATCTAACCATTACGAAAACACCCCTAGACGGGCGTACACGATACGCAAAACAGTTACCCGTATTCAATGCGGATATATTGGCGGAACTTACCTATTAATCAATCAAAAAACAATATAATTATGATACAATTTACTATTAACAGTTTCAGCAATGGCATATCAGGCCGCCCGTACAATTCAATTAAAGACGCTATACAAGACGGTGGTAGTTACTCCGTTTGGTGTAACGAAAAGATTAAACTAGCGTTTAGTTTTGGGAACGGCACGGAAAAAGATTTTAAAAGATATTGCAAAGACAATAAGTGTAAAATTGTGAGTGAAAGCGAATTTTACAAAGAATTATATTCTTTGCCGTTGAATGAGCAAGAAACACATATCCAATTTATTCGAGAACAATTAAACCGTTACAATGACCTATGAAAAAGAAATACGCCAAAGACCAATTACAGGAAGCGATTAAAAGCATAAACAATATATGTACAAACAATGTCGGATGTTTTCAAGAGCCGATAATATCAAGTAGTTGCCCGACATTTGACAAAGCAACCGCAAACTATATTCAAAAACGACTTAATATATATCTGCAATCGTGGGTATTACTAAGACTCGATAGGGTATTAAACGAATTATCCAAGTAATTTTTAAATATATGGAAAAACAGGAATTTATAAAGAAATACAATGATATCAAAGATGATATTATTAAGTCAATGGATAAAACCTTAAAACGTGCTTTAGGTAATGAAGTAATAAAACTGGACGACTGTAAAGGTAATTATCTAGATGTTTACCCCTTGTTAGGTGCGGTTTTACAAAAAGAGTTGAGCTATATATTAGACGGTAGCCCTACTTATAGCCGTTCTTTAAAACGAAAAGCAACCGAATATAAGAACAATTTTATGATATGGCACGATTATGCCGGAGATTATAAAAACAAATAAACATTATTTGCAATGAAAAAACAGAATCTTAAAAAAGAGTTATCTCCTATCCTAGAGAATGAGCATATGCAGATAGGGACGTTTAAAGTAAACAGAGAAATTAACTCCTACTCAATTATTAACAATAATATAAATCTCATAAGAGATAATATTAAGTTTTGGCAAAACTATGACGGACATAAGTTACCCGAAAAACAAGTTAAACGAGCGTATTATAACGGCACCAGGACACAAAAAATAATCAAAATGTACCGAGATACGCCTGAATTGATTAAGTTTGTAAGAGAGCACGCAAACGACTACGATACAGTACCACGCAAAGAAGTACCTTCATGTATACGTATTGTACGCAATAGCCGTTCTCATAACCGTTATTTTTCCGTATTTATTGAAAAATTTGGGGAAATAAGTTTTAAAGAAGTTTTAAAGGTTTTCCCGTTACTTCCCAAATCATATTTGAACGAATAATGAAAATGATTAGAGTTTTAAGGAGAATACTAACCGATTCAGATATTATAGATCTGTATGGTCTATATTGTGAATTTTACAAAAATATATAATAATATTAGATAACATTTGTAACCGTACCGTTTGAACAAATGAGAGAGATACGCAAGGAATTGGACCGATTTGTTAATCCTATACAGATAGAGATTATCAAGAGCGATTTTAAAACGGTTTCATTTAGGGAATTAAGATAAATGGGATTACCCGGTATGGAGAACAACGAACAGAGCGATATTGTTACCTGGTAAAATTTTTGACTTAAAAACGAAAATAAACGAAAGATATGAATATTATTACAGATCATGCAAAGCTACAATATAGGGTAAACAATAACAGCGGATAAATAAATAAGGAGTTTGGAAACGATCAGCAAGCGGCCTATGATTTTGCAAACGAAATAAAAGAAACGGCAATTATACGCGGATATTTTGTTTTTAAATCTAGAGGGCAATGGCGAACAAATACGGTATTCATTGATCATGTGTTTAGAAACATATTGTCCTAATATTGCAATGAACTATTACTAACTTATGAGAACGAAAAACTCCTGAACAATTACACAACTAATGGAATCATATAAACGACTATGTAAGGCGTCACGGAAAATTCATTGAATACGTGCGTTATAGTAACATTATGGCACATGAATACAGGCTACCAATATAATGCTCTAGTGTCGCACAAAGTAAACAGCTATCCTGGTATGGGAAACAACAAGCGGATCGCCACCGCTACCGGGAACAAATACTAACTTAAAAACAAAAGAATATGGGAACGAACAAACAACTAAGTATTAAGCAAATTATTTGCTCTAACATTATAGCAGCCGAAAAAGTTGCCGGGGATGTGTGTCAAGGTCTTGCCATCAAGCTGGCGAAAGCGTTTATATACGATAGCCGTGATATTGATGCCGATGAAATCTCATACATTAGCCAACAATGCGAAATTGCGCTTCAAAATATATCCGAATTAGGGCTTACAGAAGCCAAGAACAATGAAATGAATAATATAATAGCTAAATATAATGGGAACGAACAATAAACAATACATCCTGGAAGGACGGAAATGGGATGTGATAGAGAGTGTTGACGGATATTTTTCCGGGGAAAAGAACGGAGTTATCATACAAGGAACGACAATGAGTGATCTGTATGAAAAATGTAAATCTTTTGATATAGCTTCGGTTATGGAGAAAATTAAGACGGGTGTAGAACTGAACGACTGGGAAAAACGATTAATAAAAGTTAATAAAAAGTTGTTGGTAAACCAATAAACTATATCTTTGCCGTATGAGAAAGAAGTACGTGGCATATTATAAGAAATGTACAATAGAGGTCACAGGAGAAAAAGACTTCATGTACCGAATAATAAAGAGAGGTCCAAAAGGTGAACGGATGGATCTTTTTGTTGATATGTTTTACAGGTCTACAACTGATGCGTTAAAGGGTGCAATGAGGTGGGTGGACAATAATATTATAAAGGAGTGAATTTATGCTTTTTGGAATTGTTTTTGCTATGTTAATGAAAGCTATATGTGGAAATATGTTGGACGATTGATGATTGTCATTGTATGGCTTATTGTGTTACAGGTCTTGTCTGAATGTTAATTATGAAATATTTAAGAATACATTTGATTATATGGTGTTTGCCTTGTATAGCTTACACAATGTTCGAGATTTCAGTATTTTTGGCGTTCAATATCATCTCGTTTATATGGGAGTTTAAGTTTGTTAAATGGAGTTCCATGTTTTATGCCAAATATACATGGAACGGCACTCCTTATGTAGACCGAACCCCTTGGGATACCTTTAAAAGGCATTATTCAGTTATATTATAATTTAAAGAAAAAATGATAATAGGGATGTTTCATTCATAAAAACAATATAAAAGCTATGAACAAAGAAGAATTTCAGACAAAGAAAAATGATATCAATTCAAAAATAAGGAAATTGAAAAGTCAGAAAATTAAGTTGGAAAAGGAGTACATTAAATCCAATGCGAAGTATCCTATCGGAAGCAAGGTATGTATTACTACTCCTGCATCCACATATATAAGATTAGATAACCATGAAAGTGTTGTTATTCCTGAAAAAAAACAATACGCCTATATTAAGGGTTATAATATTGGTTTTTATGATACCATTGACCCATTGTTTAGCAAGGTCAAGAAAGATGGTACCATGTCGGATGTGAACTTGTATGTTAATCTTACGAATACTACGATAGAACTGGTAAAGGAGTAATTATTATGGCAAAGGTAATGAATTTAGGATCGCATGGCTTTACAGAAGAGAATAACGGCTAGGGAAACTCCTAAGTATTGTAAACATTACAAAAAGAATAAAATATGACTAAGAAGATTGCTGTTGTAGGTTCAATGATAAATTCATCCGAATACCTTCTATTTAAAAATTTGGAAACAGGATATTCCCTTGAACGTTATGATTCTGTTGAGGGAGCTAGAAACAGTGATTGTGATGCTGTTATAGTAACGGATAAGGATAGTATTGGTTATGGTGATAAAACGCATATTTTGATGAATTTCGATAAGCCTATTATCGGAAGTAACTGCCTTTATATTCATGAACCAAGAACAAAATGCCGCGTCAAGGACGATAGGTGTGTCGGAAAGCAGATTGCGAAACGTAGAAAAAGAAACAAGAATCCTAAAACACATAGGAAAAGATGAACACATTTTACGGAATCAGCTTTGCAATATACTTTATACTTATTACCCTTGTATTGACCACATTCATATATGGTTTGAAAAGGGATGAATATAATTTTTGGAAGTGGGTGATTATAACATTATCTTACTTCATATTTGTTATTATTTACACAATTTTTTGTTTACGGTCATGAATAAGGTGGAAGTAGGAACCCTTGACGAGAACGAACTGTTTGAATACAGGGGTACAATCTATGAGGTTTTATATAAGACGGATTATTGTGTTCGTTGCCAATACCCAAACGACAAATATCGTTACGGGGGTATGTGGAAATATCTCTATACCGAATTTAGTTTATGGACAAAAGTGAATAAGATATCAACTACTCACAAGTCTTTTGTCTGAGGGCTTGAAAAGCCCAGGTTGATTAGACTAAGCGTTAGGAGAGAATAGGAAACTTGATAGACAAAAGAAGAAGTATATTAACTGAAAAGCGAGTGCAAGGCGCAATTCCTTGCGAGTGAATTTATGAATGAAGTAAATTTTAATAGTGGATTATTCGGACAGCAAGGATGGATTTGCCCCAAGTGTGGGAGGGTATATTCCCCTTTTACCAAAATGTGTTTATATTGTGGACCTAATAGTACAAATACTATTTCTAATCTTGGCAACCACAAGACACATATAAGTGAAGAAGAATTAAAAGAAAATCGTGAAATTAAACAAGATTAAAAAGATGATTAGTAGGATATATATTTACAAGGTGATGCCACCTTATAAGAATTGGTACAGTATCATGACCGATGATGGACTTAATCGTAGTAATATTGTAATAGTTGGGAAAAGGCAATTATTAAAAGTTGCTTTTGCGCTAATCGTTATGGCTATTTTTAATAAAAGAATGACCATAAAAAAAATCAGAACAGAGGAGGATAAGAAATGGGACAGGTATTATCAATCGAGCAGATGAAGCACTTGAAGGAGCTTGGGCTGGATACAAGCGATGCAAGCATGTGTTTCGAGTGGAATGAATCAGATTCAGATAACATGGTTGTAACCTCTCTGGATGCCGATACGAATTACGACCATTGTCGTACAACTTACACCTTGCCGGATATTCTCGACAAGTTACCTTGTTTCATCGGCAATGAAGTGCTGACCATCAAAAAATTTGCAGATAGCTATGCATGCTTGTATATGGAACCTTATACTAGGTCTATCGGAAATATCACAGAAGGAAAAGAACTTATTGATGCAGCCTACGAAATGTTGTGCTGGTGCATTGAAAACGGATATGTTAAAGTTGGAAAGGAGAAATAACTATGGGATTTACAACACCGTGTTTCATAAGAAAAAATACCGAAACACTTAGAAAGAAGCTAGAAGAATTGGGATATGAAATACTTAATTCTGGTAATACAACCTTAGATGCACATAATTATGACGGAAAGGGAAGTCATAAAAGTATCGAAGAAGGAAAAGCTATTATAACGTCTTATGGTAATTTATATGGAGTGATATATAATGTAGATACCGTAACCAAGAAAGGACGTATTGATTGCGGAACGAATGAAGAACTTTTCCTAGCCATTGCTGCATTGAGAGATGATACAGACAAGAACCAATGGTTTACGGATGGTGATAAATGGATTCTGTGTCCTGAAATCAAGTTCTCTACTTATTGGGTTTACAATGATGTTGACGTGAATTTGGACGTCATTCACAAGGCTACCGTAAATGAACTGATTGAACATTTTAAAACAAAGAAGGAACAATGAAAGCAAGAATAAAATCAACTGGAGAAATTGTAGAGATTAAGGATTTATATGATGATGGTACTGCATTGGTGGGAAACATGTATATCAAGGTGTCAGAACTTAATTTTTTTAGTGAAAACATTGACTGGGAACAACGTAGGTACGAATTGGCAAAAGACATTATTAAAGTTGTTATAGCAAACGAGAATGGTATTAATTCTGAGGCAGTCGCTAAATATTCGCTTAATTGCGCTGATGCCCTAATTAAAAGATTAAAGGAGAATAATTATGAATAGCGTACAGACACAAACACTTTCCATTAACGGAGATGGAGGTGGTGAGGCATATATTGATTTTTGCGATGGCCAATTATGTGTTTCAGTTGTCATAGAAGGGAAACAGGCAGATTTTCACTTTGAGCCTGTTACTTTAGGAATGTTTGCCCATGCTTACAAACTGCATTGTGAAGAGTGTGAAGAATGTGAAAAGAAGAAAGGAGAATAACTATGAAAGTGTTAAGAGATAAAACTCCTGTCGCTCGTAAAGAGCACAGGTGCAATTTTTGCGGTGGAGTAATTTCCGTTGGAGAAAAATACAACAGACAGACCAATGTTTATGACGGTCGTGTTTATGACTGGGTATCCCACTGTGAATGTTCCGAGTTAGCCTGTGAACTTGATATGTTTGATGATTGCGATGAAGGACTTGACGCTGATGGATTTATTGACGACCTTAATCAGTATGTTTACGACAATCATTATGACGATAAAATAGATGATATTGCGAAGGATTGGCAATTACCACGTTATGAATTAGTAAAGAAAGTGTTGAATGAATTAAAAAAGAAATAGTTATGACCGAAGAACTTGTAACATTAGAAACAGCAAAGTTGCTGAAAGAAAAAGGATTTAATGAGTATTGCAAAGATATTATTAAAGAAGACGATAATCGGATAATGCAATCTGTGTTCCGAACGAATAAGAATTTGCCAAAATTGTGTTATAGTCGTCCCACTCAGTCCGTTGCACAAAAGTGGCTTCGTGAAATAAGAGGTGTGTATGTATATGTAGAACCTGTTATTGGAAAAAGATGGACGCTTTCTTTTTGTGATTTCAATGTTCCAACAGAAGAAAGCGACTGGATGGAGAACGAAATAAACAAAGGGAATGGCTATAAAGTATATGTCACCTACGAAGAAGCACTTGAAGCTGGTTTACAGGAAGCATTAAAACTTATATGATTATGGAAAATATTAATTTGAACGAACTACGGAATATAGCTTATAAGACAGCTTGTGAGCATGGTTTCCACGATAAAAGACTTAGTGAAGAACACTGCCTTTGTCTTGTCATTTCCGAGCTTATGGAAGCTGTGGAAGCGGATAGAAAGGGAAGATTAGGAAAGAAATGTAAATCACGTTTTGAAATGGACTATAATCGCTATCCTGCATTAGTGGAAGAAGAAAAGCGATTTAAGTGTTCCTTTGAAAAGCATGTAAAAGACACACTTCCAGACAAACTAAGTAATGCGGTTATATGCCTGCTTGATCTTGCAGGACTTCGGGGAATAAGCCTTGAATCTGCTAGTAATGATATTAACTCCGAATATATGGATGATATTGCCTGTATGTACAGCCAATTGAGTTTCACGGAAGCGATATATTCTATATTTATCAAACCAATTGTAGATTACCAGTATCTTTCTACGATTGTAAATGAGATGATATTTTCAATCTTTGCACTAGCCAAACATCTTGACATAGATTTGCTATGGCATATTGAGCAGAAGATGAGATACAATGAACTAAGACCTATGTTTCACGGAAAAAAATATTGATTATGAAAACAATTATATTTATAATTATATGTGTTATCGCCCTATTATGGGTTGGCGATCTAACAATTACATTCAAACCGTTTTCCATATCGCTGCCCGGTTGGCATAAGACTTTAGGTATCATCCTGTTTGTATTTGCAATGGCGGTGTATAACATTGGAGAATACGCTAAGGGGTACAAGCATGGTTTTGATGATGGAGCAAAGGAATGTATTGAAGCGATTAAGGGAAATGGAAAGAAATGACATTGATTTCCCGTTACTCCGTATATTTAATGGAGTAACGGGGCGATATGAACTTCTTATTGACGATGTATCCATAGATGCTTATGGACGTGTAAGAAATAGCAGTGGTTGTGTTGTAGAATGGTTTACAGGCGTGTTTGACATGAACGGAATACCCTTGTTTGAAAACGACATAATCATGCCTGTAAAGGACGGAATAAGCCAATACAGACGCATATGGAGAACAGTAGGTGGATTTGTACTAAGCAGAAGAAATGATGTGAAAGGACTGTCCAAATTGGATATGCTTGATGCGGACTATCTTGTGAACGAACGTGTGCAGCAATACGTATCTGATGGATGCGTAAAGGTGGGTTCTGCAACAATTGATCTTGACCTGTTAAAAGGAAGAACGAAAGAAGAAATTATCAGAAATTTATCCAGGAGGGGAATATGAAAGACAAAATGCTAGAGGAAAGTATTAGCAATTTCTACAGGACGTTTCTTATTTGGGTGATAAGATGTTATCCTATATTGTTCTGTCTTGCTATACTTGTCCATCAGTGTGAGGTTATACACTCTGTTGGCACAGGTGATATCATTGAGTATTATGATGGTGACACATTGGAGTATATTCAGTATGCCACTCCGTTTTCGGACAAGTACCTTACCATATTCTTTAACGCCAAACTGTTTAATGCAATATTGTTTTATGTGTTGTCAAAGGTATTTCCATTTTGTATATACCATAGAGTATTTGTCATTGAGATGTTGATATACGCAATACTGGATATTGTATTTAATAATGTGGTGTTTGAGGATGTGAGATGCACTATGTTTTATTCGTATATATCAATAGGATTTGTAACTGTATGTTTCTTTATTGCATTGTATCTACATCAACGATTTGGAGATAGGAATATAAATAATCATCAATCTATAACTGATGGTTTTAGAAACTGTTGTAGGTTATAATTTCTGTTTTCCTGTGGGCTGTAATCCTCCCGTATTCTTCATGTTTATCTTGACCTTTACGGGAGATGCCTTTTTATTTGATGTTATCTTAGGGGATTTAACATTTACCCTAATCACTTTCTTTGCCATATATTACTAATTTTAATTGTTTTGCAAAAATAATGATTTTTTTTGGTATTATAAAAACTTTATGTATCTTTGCGGTGCGATAGTTTTTGGACTTTTTTGTTTTATAATGATAGCTGCTACCTAAAATATAAGCAGAGGTTTCTTCATACATTTTTCATAAGTCTAATGTATAACTGTCGCAAGTTGAAGAGATCTCTGCTTCTTTTTTTTTATTTATGCGACAGTTTAATGAAGAAAACTTAAATGACACAGGTGTTGTTTTAAGTACGGCAAATCCCTCCGAAATGGGTAAAATGTTTTCTTATAATGGAATAAATGTTAGGATGCGTAAGATGAATGGATATATCCTTGTATGTCTTACAGATTTTGCTAGGTTATTTCCTGATAAAAATCTATCCACTATTATAAATTCTAAGGAAATGACTGATTATGTAAATCGTTTGAGCGAAATAAAAAAATTTATTTCGACTGATTTACTGCAAATTATAAAGGGAGGAAATGTATCACAGCAAGGAACATGGGCACATCAAAAAATAGCTCTTAGGGTTGCTCAAAAATTATCCACTGATTTTGCTATTTGGGTAGATGACAAGATCGAAGAGTTTCTTACCACGGGAAATACTTCTATATCATCAAGACTTCCAAACTTCAACAATCCTGCCGAAGCTGCTAGGGCTTGGGCTGATGAGTATGAAAGGAATCAAGCATTAACCTTAGAAAACAAGGAAGCAAAGCTACAACTAGAACTAAAGACGGAACAACTAGATGAATCCAAGGAATGGTATAGTATAAAAAGATGGTCAAAGAAAAATGGTGTAAACTGGAGAAAGGTTAGCTGGAGAAAGATGAAAGTAATATCTTACGAGCTAGGTTACGAAGTGAAAAAGATTTTTGATGCTAACTATGGACAGGTTAATATATACAATGTGAATGTATTTAAGGCATACTTTAATAAATGTGAATAAATAATATATATATTAAAACATTTTATAGTATATCATTTTATTGACTATATTTGCATCATGTTTGAGTGTAGAAGCAAGCATATTTATAATGAAAGTTTAGGGGGAAAGCGTTCCCCCGATTTTAGTAACCGTAAAAGTGATAAGATAATGAAAAAGTTTTTAGAAATAATAATGATTGTATTCTGTCCTTATATTGTAATATACAGGCAGAAACGACAAATCAGATTATTGAAAAGCGATATTAATTACGCCAGCAAACTTTGGAGTATTGAAAGAGATCCAAAAAGTGTAGACTATGACTGGATTGTAAGAAACGCATTTCATGTTAAACCTATTTTTTCTTTATGTGCTAAGGCATTAAGGAACAAATTTACACCATTATAAAGTATTCGGTGATTCATTTATGATAGCTGATGGTGGGCGTTGGGTTAACGTTCTAAAATGTGTGTGAAAATTAACATTAATGCCATTAGAAGATGTAAACAAGGCAGTAGCCTAAAATTTGAATAGTAAAGAATGATAACTATATCCCATAAGATAGAACTCGTACCGAACAACAAGCAGAAGAGCTACTTCCGCAAGGCATTCGGTTGCGCCCGTCTTGCTTATAATTGGGGACTTGCCGAATGGCAACGCCGTTATAAGGAGGGTGATAAAGTAGATGCTTATGGGCTGAAAAAAGCTTTCAATGCTATCAAGAAAGAAGAGTTCCCGTTTGTCGTTGAAGTCACAAAATATGCTACGCAACAGCCGTTTATTAATCTTGGGAAGGCTTTCAAGAAGTTCTTCGAGGATTTGAAGAAAGGTATCGTTTCCTATCCGCAATTTAAGAGAAAGAAGGATAACGAAGGCAGTTTCTATATTGGCGGTGATCAAGTTTCATTATCTGACACCAATCTCAATTCAAAGGCTTTCAGAAAGATACCACACAACGGAAAGCAGAGGCATCAGTATCTTAAAGTCCCCAATCTCGGCTGGGTGAAGATGACTAAACGGCTGCGGTTTATCGGAAAGATAAACGGAGTGGTAATATCACAACAGGGAGATAAATACTTTGCATCTTTCAGTGTGCAGATAACAGAAGAGGAATACAAACGTACTCATCCGAAAGCCTTTTCTGATAAGGCAAACCGTAAGGTAGGCATTGACCTTGGTATCAAATCGGCATTGATACTTTCCGATGGAGTTGCGGTTGATAATCCCAAACCACTGAATAAGAATCTGAGAAAAATAAAGAGAATAAGCAGACAGCTTGACAAACGTGTACATGCGAGAAACAAGCAGGAACGTTTGGAAGGCAAGAAAAAGTCGAACAACTACAGGAAACTGTCTGTCAGACTTTCCAATGCACAAAGGAAAGTGGCAAATATACGACGTGATTTCACACAGAAGGTCACTACAATACTTACCACCCACTATGCGCATATTGCATTGGAGGATTTGAACGTGAAAGGAATGATGCAAAACCATAGGCTGGCTCAATCCGTTTCAGATGTTGCATTCGGTGAGTTATGCAGACAGATAGAATACAAGTCGATGCTGAACGGGATTAAAGTTCTGAAAGCCGACCGCTTCTATCCGTCAAGCAAAACATGCAGTGTTTGCGGTCATATAAAGCAAGACTTGAAACTCAGTGACCGGACTTATCATTGCTCCAACTGTGGTGCTATAATAGATCGTGATTACAATGCAAGTCTGAATCTTCTTTCTCTTATCATAAAAAAACAAATAGGGGCAGATTACCCCAAATCTACGCCTGAGGACTTGACGGCTCTGCTTTTCCGCTTCGCAAGAAATGGAATTGCAACCAGCAAGGTTGAGACAGGAAGACAACATAAATTATAGAATTCTATATGTTTTTCTATGATTTTATAAGTTTGTCAAATCGGAAAGATATATTTTGACCAACAAGGAAAACAGTGAACAGGTTAGCCTACCGAAGCAATCGACAATAATAATTAAACATAATATTTTTCATGAAGGTATTGATTAGAAAGGATTCAAGCGACATAAGAAACAGACTTGAACGGTTAGGGTACACCGCTTCCGAAAAAGCGTTGGAGGGATTTGGTGATGGTATCTTTGTAGACAAGTCAGATAATACTTTTCACGTAAAATCAGAGTGGAATGTTATTTATATGTTTCTTGAAACAGTAGATTGCGGAGATGACGAGAATATGTTTTTTGATTTTGTAGAAAACGATATAACGTCAATAACGCCAACAATGCTAGGTAAATATAAATCTTTAATAAAAGTTGATAACTTTCCCATCATTAATACATCTAGCATTAAAGATGTGTTGTACTTTGAATATAGAGAATATAACGTCATAGAAGTTACTATTGTTTCAGTGTATGGGGTAAAGTTGAAAAACATAAAGGATGTAGACTTTTCAGACCCTAATGCGGATACAATAATAGCATACATGAAATCGTTGCATAAACAACTAAAAGAATATGTAAAATATGAAGTGTAATTTTACCCCCATGGACAAATTCTACCAGATACTGGATTACTACGGTTTGTCTTACACGGAGATTAAGAAAAATCATATCCGTGTGTTTTATGGAAACAAGGAAATATTTGATTATTTTCCGCTTCGCATGAAGCTGTTTGATTACCACGAATGGCATCAGCTTACTTATCCGTTCGTGAAGGGCAAGGAAGATGAATGGGAAGTAGAACTTACCATGTTCATTAGTGGAGTATTGGGAGATGAGATGTTTAAAAAGTTTAAAATAGATTGATTATGGATAAGAAAGAGAAGGAATTTACTCCAAAAGCTATAAATTTGTGTGGCAAACGGAGAATGCTATCATCCATAAAAGGATGGGAAATTGTTCATTATAACAATTACTCGAAAGGTACAGCCAATGTTCAGCCTGTGGACAAACTGAGAGTAACACTTTCAGGGCGTGAAGTAATTGAGTACGTCCTGAGAGATGGAGATAAAACAATTGAAAAACTAGACAGTTATTTCGGATTGCTATGATGATAAAAGTAGACATACCAGAACCGTTCATAGACGGTGACAATACGATGGTAAACATCACGTCTGATTCATTCTGCTATTCCAGCATTGATTCACGTTATGAAGGATTTCAGAGTTCCTACAAGGACGGGAATATGAATCAGAAGATACAGGGAAAACTAGAGATAATTGCGGACCAGTTTAAAGAACTTATAAAAATAATAGAAGATGGAAAGACATTTGTTAATACAGGAGTGTGAGAGAGAGGAAAAAATGAAGGAGTTGCGCAAGCTGCAGAACGATCTTATCAAGAAAGGCCGTATGGTTGAATGCTCTCGTGTAACAGCCAAGATAAAGGAGTTTCAGGAAGCATATATCAAGGCTTATCCTGACGGTAAATATGTAAGGGGCATGGATATTATCAAGAAGATGTCTGATGATGAGAAAATGGATTGGATGATGTATGTCAACGCCATTGCTTTTTGTGCTGATATTATCCACTCATCTTCCATTGAGCTGAATGAAATGCTAAAGAAAACACTCCCCGGATCTAGCCTACAGATGTTTGAAACGCTTGAAAAGGTAGGTACTATGGCAAAGAATCAAATCCTATGGATGGATAACAATGTTGACGAGAAATATCAGGATGATTTTGCAAGATATGCCGATGAAATATCCGTGATGCTTTTATCATTTGTTAAAAATAGATTTTTGCCTAGGAAATGACACGAGAAGAGATACACAAGAATGTGCTGGAAATAAGAAATTATTATTTCAGTAGGCATTAAGGAACAAATTTACACTATTATATAATAGTACATAATACTGGCTAATATGCAATTAGTTTATAAATTTGACATCAACCATTCCGACAGGCTTTGCGCTATCTGCCGTGTTACGAATAACCTGTACAACCAGGCGTTGTATATTGTCCGTAACGAGTTGAAGGATAACGACAGGTGGTTGTTCTATCCCGACTTGGACAGGATAATGAAAAACGTCACCAACCTTGAAGGTACGATA